CGTTCTGGAAACGTACATGGGGCGAAGCCGCCATGCTTAAGCTCTGGCGATCAGCTACCACGTAATAACCAAAGTCCACGAAGAAGAGGTCGCCTGCGGTTCCCAGGGTCTGGCATTTCTCAGATATGATCAACGGTCGCCCGTATAGGCTCGCCGGTGCAGATCCTGCCATGTTGTTCATCATCACGGCTGATCCACCCGTTCCGACCGAACGGCTCATGCTGACGATCTGTGGGAGTGTGTCTGGATGCGCAACCCAGACCGCACGACTGCGGGAGCTTGGGAGCATCCTGGAATACATTTTGTCGATATTTTCAGCGGTGATGGTTGTGGCTGCCTGACCGGTCTCTTTCGCTACAGTCACGAGAGCGTCGGCATTGAGGATGCCCACAGGTTGTCCTCCGCCCACTCCGTTTATGAAAGCGTCGTCCTCGAAAAAAGAAAGTGCTTGCGGAAAAATTCGCAGAAGCAAGGCTTCCAACGAGATCGCCGAGTCTGCAAGAAGTTCATTTGCCGCACTGGTATATGCGGTCAACTTCTTAGCTGTCAGGGTGACACGCCCGAAGGATGGCTCGCTTGATGTATAGGAACCGCTTTCTGGTGTCCAGTACCCTCTCACGCCGCCGAAAACTGCGCTCGAATGTGTCGTATCGACTATGGTCGGAAGCGAAAGGTTCAATGAAGTCATCGGCATCCTGAACGCCCGTGACCTTACCACTGAATCCTCCATTGCTAGTGAAAGCAACTGGGTTGTGAAGGCATCAGGAACTAGGAACCCACCTTGGTCGCCCTGTCCTTCTCCGAGTACCTTTAATCTTGCATCAATACCTCTGGAACTGATTGTTCCTGGGGCCATCGTTGCAAGAAAATCACCGAAGCTCTTGAATTGCCCGTCCATCGAAACCGCTTCCCGTTTGAGTGCGATTTCTGGATCAATACCTTCACCAGATGAAAATGCCTTTGATTGCATCGGCACTTCTTCTGTCATTGGCGGGCGGGAGATTGCCCCACTGTTGAACGCCTCTTCCATCTGGTCTTTCACCGAGGTGCCTAATTGCTCGGCTACCTTTTGCCCGATAAACTCGCTGACGTTTGCGTCGTTGAGTAAATCATTCAACTGACTTTCCGATCTAATCTCTGCCATTATTTCCTACCTCCGAATCTTGATTGAATTACTTCCCTGAATTTCTCACTGACAATTTCGTCTACGGGCTTGGGTGATTCCTTCGGATGCGTATGCATAAATGCATGCATCATTGCCCGAACATCCTCTTTGACGATCTCGGATATTTCCCTGGCAAATGCCTTCCTATCTTCATCGCTTATCCAGATCCGTTCGGTAGCTTCATCAGTTTCTTCTATGACTTCTTCAGCTACTTCCTTGATATCATTATCGAAGTCACCCAGTACCTCGGTCACCAAGGTGTCCATTTCCGGATGCAATCCAATGCCCTTCAGGCTTTGGAGTGCGTCCGCATTACTGGGAACCGTTACCTGCGACACTTCCAAGAGTTCCTGACCCTGAAATTCATAGGCCATGTTTCCATGTGACTCGATGGTTTTGGCCTGTGCCATATCAGGAACGAACCCAACACTGAACGCCGCCCTGCCCTTGGATGCCAGGACGAACGCCCAATCTGCTTCTGGGTTCCCTTGGTTGATGTAGTACAGCGCATCGCCGACCATTTGCTTGCCCTCGATTCTCATGTCCGTCCACTCCCCGATCTGGTTGGTCAAACCTCGGTAGTTATGAGACGAGAGCAGGATCGGGTGAGCCTTGAAATGAGCCAAATCCCAATTGGCTTGACGTATTATGTCGCCGTCACGATCCACCGATTCAGTAGAAACAATAGCAGAGATTCGCCCTGCCGCCTTGTCCAGTATTTTGATTTCTGTTGGCCTGACGAACTTGGTTCTGTGGGCCATAATGCCTTCCTCTCTGATCTGCGGTGCTACAGCGGGTTCAAATACAATCCCGTCCTGGGCAGAGCAATGTGAGCGAGCATCCGCACTTGTCCATTGCCCCTTGGGATATCGCAATGCCTGAAGTTTTGGGCTTCCATCGCTGATTCCCCAGATCGCATCAACTCTTTTACCGTCGATGGTCTTCCAGTTGTTTTGCCTTCTGAACTCTCCGAAATCTGAGGGAGAAATTATTCGGCAACTATGTTCCCCTGCAAACGGCATATTCAACTCCAAAAGTAAAAGCCCATTCGAGTCGACATACTGGTGGCAGTATTACCGCTCAAATGGGCTTCTGTGAGCCTCTGGGCTATATTCAATTGCTCAAGACAATAGCACGACACCCTTTACACTGTCAACACAATAGAAAAGCCCCCTCTGTGCATCAGAAGGGGCTTATACCATGCGAGTCAGGGCGGTTGTTATGCCTTATCTATTCGACAATTCTTCTTTGCACATTGTGACCGCTAGAGAATGTATTCTGTATCCGTCGTTATCTGATTCCATTCCACGAATCAATTTACGACTGCCTTTAATCTGCTCATTCAATTGGTCTACATTCAATTTAGGCAATGCTTCCACCATAACGTCATATAACTCTGGATATCTAGCCTTTACATAGGTTTGCTGTATCGTCATTTGGTTGCGCCTTCGTTGTTTAGTTTTGGCTATCGCCGACGCTTGTGACGTTTCGACTGGTAGCCGTCCAGTCTCATCAGGGCGATTATCGGATTGAGATGGTCTTCTTTAGGATTGCCGCTTTCGTAAAGACTCTGATTTCTGTGGCATCTCCGAAGTAGTTGTTGTAATTCTCGTTCATCTCTTCCTTGGTGATTTCTATTATTCTGGACTGGTAGGCATCGTAATAGCTCTCAGTTGTATGAGCTTCGCCACCATCGGCTGCGACTACCGTTGAAACCCAGAGTCCCTCGCCTTCCATGTTGGAACCGTCTAACCACCAGATGTCTACTGCTACTGGAGCCATCGCAGGACTGTGTTGAGTGTTGCAGGTTATGCAATCCACGGTGTAGCTGTCCTCTGCGGTTGTTTCCTCTGTGTTTAGTATTCTGATTCCGTTCATTTGGTTGCTCCTTCGTTGGTGTTTCTTATCTTGTACAAGGTAATTGTATACACTTATACAGTGCTTGTAAAGTATGAATACCAACAAATCCACGCCTAAAACCCCCCAATTCGAAAATTGAGGGGTCAATTTCGTGAAATTCAGATGTTTATTCTGGAAATGTTATGCGGTTCTTTCGGATTTACAGTGTCTGCACATGATTCTCGTGTCTGCTACTACCTGGCGACCGAGCAATCTATTACAACCCACGCATCGAAAGTCTTCAATCCTGGAGATGGATTGCTGTATAAGTTCAGAGGACAGCGGGCTGACCACGGTTGCCTCGTCCTCGCTGAGAGCCTTCGTACGATACCTCACCACGCAGCGGCAGTTCGGGTGAGCGGGAACTGTATCGTGTTCTGACGGGAATGGATCAGCTATTGCGATCCATCCCGCCGCTTCATTCTCAAGACATACGTCGTCTATATCCCCAGAAGTCGTCCATCGCTTCTCATCCCTGCCCTGGGCTATGGCTGCACCCTTCTGGCCCTGTCCCAGTGCGAAAGCCGTTTCGGTACGTGCAACCACTCTCGCCCTCTGTTTGCTGAATATATAATCATCCCTGATCTGTTTCGTAGTGGACTGGATGGATGCACCTTCCTGCACAGCTTTCGCAATTATATCTCCAACTCGTCCCTTCGTTGCGCCAGAAACATGACCTATCAATTCCCCGCTTTGCACCCTTGCCCATTCCGCCGCCAGACGCTGAACGGTTACTTCTGGTAATGTTGCCAACTCAGTAGTGAAGGCGGTGGTATAGGCTTGCGTCAGTTCGTCGACGATCTCGTCTTCGTACTTAGCGATCCAATTCCAGTCATAACCATCAACGTCAGATACTTCCAGTTTTGTGATCAGATCCATCAGCTAAACCTCTTCAAGATATTTAATCAGGTTATCCCGTTCCTGCCTCAATCGCCCTTCCCACTTGGTTTCCATCTGGTCTTCTTCTTCGTTGATTTCGTCGTCCCTGATATCGCTCGCTGCTTTGGTTACAACTTCCTCCACCGCAAGACCTAACAATCCGCCACCGCCAGACGGTGCAAGGTATTCATTCCCGCCCTCATCGGCTTCACCGTATCCCAACAACCCACGGGATTCATTGCGTGTCAGGAACCCGCCCTTATATCCACGTTCTGCGACATTCAGGTTCAACTCCCGATTCTCTGGAGTCGGATCGACGTAATCAAGGAACAGCGTTTTATCTATCAGATGCACCAGGCGTTCATTCAGGGCTTGCTTGATACGTTCCAACCGTGGCTTCAATATCCACCGGCCAAAGAGAACGTCACCCGCTTCGGCATTAGCTCGGTTTACTGATTCGGTTA